GTCCAATATTTATGTCCATTTTTCTCAAATTTCTTTTCCTGTACGATATTTAGTTGTCAATTTCCAGTTAGAATCTCATTCATTGAGATTCCGAGAAGTTATTTTGTCTCTTTCTTGAATGCTCCTTTATTGTATAAGAAAAGATTTTTCCCTGCCATAATTTCAGGTGACAATTTTGCAATCCAATCTTACACTTTTGTAAGGTTCATAAACGCATTTACGCCGTTTGCAGGCATTTTTGTTGTAAACGTGTTGTAAACCGTTTTATTATATTTTATTAAATTTTGTAAGATGATACAATATTTTCGCCCCACCTCTTTGGAGATGGGGCTGTGTCTCTAGACGTCTATTTTTAAAATAATTTACCCTCTTTATCCGTATACATCAAATGTCCGTCTTCTTCCGATAAATAATACCATGTGCTTCCAAATGTAATGCGTCCTTTAAGCATTTTCCCTGTACTTGCATCAAACCAGTATCTCTTACCATCAATGTCTGCCCACTTTGTTCGCATGATTCCATCATTTCCAAAGTAATACTTGTCACCTTTGATTGTCTTCCACCCTGTAGCCATATCTCCATTGCTGCTCATGTAATATCTTGTACTTCCAAATGACAGCCAGCCAGCGTGCAGATGCCAATCTGGTCCAATAAAGTATACTTTCTTTCTTCCATCTACATTTTCTTGCCAGCCCATCAGCAAATATTCATCACTTCCAACAAAATAATATTTACCATTTATATTATACCAGCCGCTTTTACAATAGCACTTTTGTTGATTATCATATGCTTTTGTTCTCACACGACCTTTATTATCTTTTCCAAAAGTGTGTAACATATATCTTTCTGTACTCATATTTTTGTTTAAAATACCTCTCACAATTGCCTTTGCACATCTCTTCGCATCCCACACTTTTGCGTCGTCTGCATCATCAACAAAGCAGCATTCAATCAAAAGTGCCCTTGACTTTGTATTCGCAAGCACATAAAGACTTTTACTGTATTTTGTTCTCCGATTATGGATGCCTAATTCTGCTGCAATCGCTTCGCAGATTCTATTCGAGATTTCCTGTGTTCCGGTATCGTAGTTCCACACCTCTACTCCTCCGGTGCTTCCATCTCCGCCGTAATCATTTCGTCCACTATTTAGGTGGATGCTGATATCCAAATCTACGCTGTGTTGGTTGCATTTCGCTACAACTTTGCTTAAGCACCCACTCGCGGTGGTATTTTCGTCGCAGGTGCAGTCGTAGACTGTATTCCCCTCTGCTCTTAACAGACGGATAACTTCGTTTTTTACGATTCTATCTTCCACAGATTCCTGTAAAATGCCAACTGCTCCACTTGCTCCTTTTCCCTGTGGACAATGCCCAGCGTGTACGTTATATGTTCCCATAATAAAATCCCCTTTCTTTCCGCAAAAAAAGAGAGCCCATCCCAAAGCTCTCAAAAATTATTTTTCCCGATACTGTAACAATTGCATTAGATATGTCCCTTCCAAATTTGTTTCATCTTTATCTAGTTTTCTTTTCCCAAATGGTACGAAATTATTCTTTTCATAAAATTGTATCAACTTTTCTTTCTCTTCACATTCCAAGTAAAAAAATTTTCCGCCAATTTCACGCTGTATATTTCGTATCCGATCAATCGACATTTGAAGAATCTCACTGCCTGAAATTAAAGTATCATTTCCCTTATCAAAATTCTTTCCGAGCTGAGCAATAAGTGGCGCTGATATAATATACTCTCCTGTTGAAACGTCATATGTACCGTGTTGTCTCACTCTTGAAAATAATTTATTACTCAACTGTTTTTTATTTACCGAAAAATGCTTCATGGCTATTGTGTAATATCCTATAAACTCTTTTTCAGCTCCTTCTTGCCAATATATCAGATAAGTTTGAGCAAATCCTCTCTTAGAAAATTCAATCGCTTTTGTTCTGCAAAAATCTTGTACATCTTCATTTAAAGGACAAACAAAAGAGGAGAGTATCTTTTTTGTTCTCTCCTCTCCCAATTGTTCCAGTATACTACTCAAATTAAACTGCTTAAACTCTGACATCTTTCTACATATCAAAGAACTCTTTGATTTTATCTCCTGTAATTTCTGTACATTTTCTCGTATATTCCACATCTTCTTTCGGGGCATTTTTCGATTTTTCAAATGCTTCTATGAAATTGCGGGCAGTTTTATTATCTCTTATATTGATTGTCTTTAAGATACTTTTTGTTGCCATGACAATCCCACTCCCTTCTTTTGAATAAATGTTGTTATTATTTTTCTTATATTATAACAAATACATACCTCATTTTTCAACTAAAAGATGGAAATAAACACATTTTCTTTACATATTGATGATTTCCTTTTGCAAAATTCAAATTTTTATCGCTTTATACTTGAATTATTTAGGTTCTGTATATGTAAGTGCCTGTGTGCTGTCTTTCATCCCTCTTGTTGTATGATCAGTTACAACACCTAAGATTACAAGCACTGTAAATACTGCATTTAAAACCACAATCAACCTATTCCCAAGTTCGTTTAAATCTAATGTGTACCCAAATACTGCTGCTACTGCTTGTACTAATAGCAGTACCGCCGGAATAATTGCAAGCCAAAACTGCTTGTTTTTTAATCGTACTTCCCAGTTAATCTTTCTTGTCATTTTTCATTTCCTCCTAAAAAATCATTGAAATTAAATAGCCAGCTAACGCCGAGATAATTGTCGTAATTACCAATTCCCAACGCTGTGCCGGCTTTCTTTTTAATTCTGCTACGTCTTCATTCAATCTTTCGATTGCTTTGTTTGTGTGATGCATCTCTTTCGTAAGACCAACCATCTCATTTGCGAGTTGGTGTACCGAATCCACAATCTTTTCCACATCATTCATTCGATGTTTTAAAGACCCGATTTCATTCCTATGATCCGCAAGAGTTACTTCTACTTCTGTTTCATTCATATTTCCCTCCAAATATTTATTGCAAAATAAAAAGACCATTATGGTCCTGCTCTGATCTCCATGCCATTCAACTCCATTATTGACCTATCATCTTTTGCACTGCCTCTTTCCATCTTTTTGGTACATCCTCAATTGTGATCGTTCCATCTTTTATTTTCATAACATAAAACAACACCATTATGCTTCACCTCCTATCATCCCTGCCATCTCCATAATTGCTCCATCCTGTACGCTTTGTTCTTTCTCAAGGGCATCTAGTCTCTTTTCTTCCTCTGTTTTTTCACGGATTGCGAATGTTGCCTCCACTTTTTCATTCACAACATTAACCTGAAATAATGGATATTCTAATCTCATGTCGGTGTAATTTCCAGTTATATTTTCCTCTGACTTAAATTGTACTGCATCCAGATTTCCCTCTTTTAAAATAGCAGATGCAATCGGGTCTAAATCTTTAAATTGCTCTACCACAGCCGTAATAGCATTAAGGCTTGCTCCTTCTTTAATTGTAATCTCTGTTTTGTCTGTTAAAATCATTTTATCCATATTGTTTTAGTCTCCTTTTCCTTTTATTTCTACTTCCACTTACCTGCTACGTATACATCAATGCATGTAGTCTTTTGCTTATCTGATCCAAGTTGAACAATATAGCCATCGATAGCCTGTTTACTCACACTTACGGATGGGCGCGCCGCCCAAACTATACCGTTATTCATCGCACTTGTTTGGATATTCAACACTTCTGTTGCTGTTATTCCAAATGCTAAATTCGTATATTTTGCGTGATATAATCCTGTTGTTCCAATCTGAACGAATGAAAAGTCTTGATTCTTAATAGTTACCTTCCCAAATGATTCAAAAAAACCATTTTCATATTTCTTTATGTATCCATTTGTAAATTTAACCATTTCAAAATTTGTTTTGCTCTTTAGCTCACTAATTTTCTCGTCCAACGCCTTCCCCTGCCTTGCATCTAGTGCATACCCTGCAACTGTAGTAGTCAGGTTGCTTATCACCTTCGATGTATCCAATTTTTGTGCTAATGCGTCTTTAATTGGTTTCACACCATTTTTATAAAACCGATTCAGAAGGTTTGTTGTGATTACCTTCATATATCCCCACCTCCCCTCTACGCAAATGTTCCTGCGATTATTTTATCAATATCGGAATCTGTTGCTTCTTCTACAGTTGTCCCTGTTGGCGGTGACTGCCACGTTCCATCACCCCTCAAAAACTTATCCTGTGACCCTACTCCCGGTGCTGGCACTAGTCCTGCCTTTCCTGCTACAGATTGTGTTGCCCCAGTCATATTGGAGTATGTTGTATTGTTATCATTTCCCCATACTGCGGTACCATCAGCAGACCACTTTAAAAACTGCCCTGCAGATCCACCTGTCGGAATATGCTTATTCCCGGACGTTGTTGGATGCGTATAAGCATTTGCACCTGACGCGATTCCTGCTAGTTTTTGTTTTTCTGCTGCGGTGTAGTCATTCGACGACAGCCCTTTCCCACTTTCTTTCTTTACAAACTTCTCTGTGATTTTTCCCGAAAACTTCGTTGCAAACGAAGTTAAGTTTTCTAATGTTATGTATTTCATTTTTTCCTTACCTCCTTAAATAACTGGTCAATGATATCCTGTATTTCCTGTTCCGTAGCATCCATTTCTTCCTCACTTTCCGTATAGGTTCCTCCTATGATCGCATCGATGTCTTCTTTCGTACCTGTTTCAAAAATGCTGCCCTGCTCATCTTCATCCACATAAGTCCCCTCAATGATCCTGTCAATATCCACATCTGTTGCCACATGATACAGGTCTTTTAAGAGTTGCTGAATCTCCAATAACAATTTTCCGTTTTCTGTGGAATCAAGTATATCCTTGATATTCTTAAATTCCTCGGTAATTTTCTGTATTGTAGCCTGCACAGCTGTTACGACTTCTGAAGTCTTTGCCTTTGCATCGTCTCCTTGGGTCTTCGCATAATTTCCTCCCTTTATTGCGTAGGCTGCTGCTTCATTTGCATTATTGATAGCTTTTTCCGTATCTTTAATTACCTTCTGTATTTTTAGAAAATATTCATCTAGTACTGTTGATTCATTTTCTGATTCCGGTCCGAAGCCGGACAAATCTCTCTCTACTTCTAATACAAACTCATATGAGGATACACTACTTTCCGCTTCTATAAATTCTAGTTGGCAGGCTACCAAACCTTGTTCTGCTAGTAATTGATTCGTTAAATCAATTGTCACAACATTACCCTTAATGTTGCAATTGTTATATACCATTTTTCCACTAGGTTTCATAGCCCAAATTCTCGCTTTAATTTCACTTGTAAGCTTACAATCCGTAACGGTACATTCAAGTTTTCTCCCTGTGTCATTTTGTATCACCGGAATTTTTTTTCGTAACGTCTTGTGTAGTAATTCAATATTGATTCTGCTTATTGCATTCAACATCGCCCCTCCTTATCCTGGTATCCATCTGACTAACGATACTCCTTTGCTTTGTTCCGGATATCGCAAGACATATGTCCAAGGGAAGTTGTAGTACCCATGTACCCATATTTCTTTCCCTGTCTGGTCTCCGCTTGCGCCTCCTGTAATGCCGCCAAATTCATTTTGGCTTGCTTCGACAAGTTGTCCATTTCCAATATGCATTGCTGTATGATTTCCTGGCTTCAGCAAAATGTCTCCTCGCTGCATTCCGCTTCCATTTGAACGATTCACCTGACTTGTCACGTCTATGAATCCTGCTTTTGTAAATACACTGTACATAGTTCCTGTTGCCGGTGTATATCCCGGTCTAGTATTTAATCCCGCATTATGATATGCCCACGACAACAAAGAAGAGCAGTCGTAGTTAGGCCCATCTCGACTGCCCTGATCATATCCGTGACTATTGTCATTTGCAATTCCAATAGCCCAATTTACTGCTGTTTCTATTACTGACATTCATCTCTCCCTCTCTAAAAAGTACTGCCTGATGCTGTTCTCCCCCCAACAAGGATTCCACTTTTGAACTGCAGATAACTTCCATCACTGAATTCTGCTGTTCCTGTTTTTCCCCCGCTGATAGAAATATTATCAGCACTTAACGACAAAAATTCTCCACCACCGATTGAACAAGAACCTTTGCCATTGTCATTAACCAACATAATATTCCCATTCTCCGAAAGAGTTAATCTAGGTGGGTTACTGCCTACTAACACATCTATCGTAATTCCACCATTGATGTACGAAATTGCACCCGTTACTTTTCCCGCTTTGTTTTTGATATATATATAACCGTTTTCTACAATGACAGAGCTTCCATCCGATGTGTTTTTACTCTCAAATCTTCCGCTTGCACTAAACCCTTTACTATCCCATCTGCCAATTTCATTTCCAGACGCATCCTGAATAGTCATCCTCCCATTCTGATTATTATATCCGCCGAGGGTAAGTGTGCCACCGTAGATTCTGTCTGCTAGCATCGTTCCCGCCACTATATAATCTGCAAAAAATCCTTTCCCAGTTCCAAACGTAGTCCAATTCCAATCTCTTCCATCTGCCGTTCTTTCTCTGGCAATTTGGAATCCCATTGTTCCTAAGCACATCGCTCCAAACGTCTCGGAATCAGGATCTAAGTCTTCAAATAACATCGCCCTTACATTTTGCTTTTTTGCAATTGTCGATTGCGCTCGCATCTGTGTTTTAACTGCATCCAATATCCCTTGTACTTGTGTGGCCACTACCGTTCCATCTCCACGAATAGCACCTTCTACACGATTAATCATACCGGAAACATCATTAAAATAGTTATACTGGAAACTTCCTAACACAACAGATGTTACCTTCTGTCTAATTGAATCATATTCCAGTTCAATTACCCTTGCATCTGTTACGATTTCAAGATTGCTATTCCTGCAATGTATTGTATCTCCTAGGCTCACATCTTCCAATATCACATAGTCTTTGTACTGCTCTGTATTTTTTAATAAAATCATGTCAGCTTCAATTGTAACTACTGGCTTGTCCAATCCGGAATCGAATTGTTCTTTGCATTTTTTTATCAATGCATCATCTAATTCTTCTTGATTATTGCAAATAATAATCCCTTCTGTATCATTTTCTCCCTGAATGTCAGAAATCATTTTTACATCCTCGAATGACATCGTTACGCTTTTTACAACGGGGTACTTCCCTATCAGATCACTATCTATATATCCTGTTCCTGACAATTTATGTCCATTAAACGCTTTGGGATAGATACGTGTTGCAACAGCATTTACATCAATCTCCTCAGATAAACCATCAACAGAAATATTCTTTCCATATCTAAGTTCTACTCCGTTATCTATTCCTATCCGATCATTAATAACTACTGTAAAATTATCAAATAAGATTTCTCCTCCCCAACGATTTACAAAACTATTGTCTTGATTCCCATTAATCGCCTCAATCAGATTCATGTACTCATAATACGCCGTTGATAGTATTGTTATATTTGACTTTCCTGTATATTTGTTATTCGGTGATGTCATAATATCCAAAGCCTGTTGTCCATTCTTTTTCGTCGGTCTTATGTCTGTCAAAAAGCAATCATCCTTCGCATCAAAAAAAATCGGTTCAAGAGTTGCAGCAACTCCCGAATCCGACTTGCGTTTCTTCTTTATCCGAAAAAGCTGTTCACCATTAAAAGAAGGCATCTTTACAACTGCATTTTCCTTTATATATCTCCAACGTTCTTCTTTGTCAATCGGATGTTCAATTTCAGTTTCCCACGCACCATTCATCACAACGTGAACAGTTGCTTTCGAGGGTATCAGAGTCATATCTCCATTACATTCAAAACTCTTATTTTCCGCTTTGTATAATTGTATCATTATAAACACCTCCAGTTCGGAATCACCGTTATCTTAAAACCTTTTGACGCACGGATTATATTTTCTCCTTCTACCAAGTACATATCTTCATATTCCCCTGTAATGGATGTGTTTATTAGCGTTCCATCTTCACGATACGCTAACATTCTATCCGTATCAATCGTCATATTCTGCCCGACATTTACAGTTATTACTTTTCCATTTACGGTTATGCTACAAGTGCCCTCTCCGGCAATTTTATATATTGGATGAGCCACCTCATAAGGATTATATATTAGTTCTTCTACATTATATTCTCGTATTCCATCCAAAAGATATGTATACGGATCACATAAAAATAATGCTTTAAATGTCCACCCCACTTTCGCAACTCTTCCTATATCATCAATAGATACATTTTTAACTTTAAAGAAAACACTTGCATCGTCTGAAAACACAAGCACATTCGCACCACTGAGTAACCATTTTTTTATCTTACGGTATTTCATTCCCCCTTCTTCTGGATCTGCTATAAAATTCATTTTGATAGGAATTTCGATATCTTCATATTCTCCATCTGCCTCAATCAAATCTCCACTTCTCCCCGGAATAGAAATTGATTTGTATCTTTTTTTTGGTGTCGGAATATGCGGACGTTCTGAAATCTTAACTTCAAGTGAATCAGCTGCAATTCCTCCATACTCAATATCAAACATATTTTCCTCCTCTTGCCGATGTATATCTTTTTTGCATATTTGAAATGCCATTTGATGCGGTCTTTACAATATACCCTTTAAATTGCTCATTCCCCACCATCACCGTCACATCGTTGTTTACATTTACAGATTGATTGGCTGCATAAGCAATTTGAGGATTCATAGATAAACCTCTACTTAAATCTCCACTCATCGTCTTCGATACTGCGCTCACTGCTTTTTCCAACACAGGCATATTGCTATATATTCCTTTCGCCAAACCATTCATCATATCCGGCATCCATGTTTCGTACTCCCTGAGCGGTCCTTCATCTGGTCTTGAAAAATGCAAAAATGAGCGAATTTTTTTTGCCACGCCTTCTACTGCATCTGTGACTTTAGATATCATCGACTTAATTCCATCGATCAATCCTTGTATAAAATCTTTCCCCCATTCCAATGCTTTTCCTGGCAAGGATGTTATAAAGTCTATTGCAGACTGGAAGCCGTTTTTTACAACTTCCCCCAAGTTGCTTAAGATATTTTTGATTCCAGATACCAGATTCTTAAAAGTATTTATTGCGGATTCTTTTAGATTATTTGCTGTGTTTACAACAAAGCTCTTTATGCTCTCCCACACTTGTGATGCTGTTTGTTTAATGTTGTTCCAAATTTGGCTTATTACATCCCGAAAGCCCTGTAGCAAAATTTGAGCCCTTGTTACCAACCCATCCACTAAAGATGCTACTACCTCTTTAATTCCAGACCATATCTGGTTTGCAGCCTCCTTAATATTGTTCCAGATATTTTGTGCGTCTAGCTTTAGCTGCTCAAAATTCCCAGTGACTAAGTCTATCAGTAATAAAACCGGACCCAGAATTGTATTTTTTAATAATTCCCAAGCTCCAGATGCAATAGAAACAAGTCCAGACCAGATTCCCTGTATTGTTGTCACCATATTTCGAAATAGTGCCTGTATCGTAGAAACGATTGCAACAACAATAGGATTCTCCATAATGGTCTGCCATGTTTGTATAAAAAAGTCTTTTACCTGCTGCCAGATTCCAGCCCACCATTCTGGTATTGCTTGAAACTTTTCGACCAGACTATCCCATGCTTTTGGAATCGTCTCTGTAAAAAATGAGCAGATTGCAGAAATGACACTGTGCACAGCATCCCTAAACCATTCACATTTTGTGTATAAGAGAATTATAGCTGCAACAATAGCAGTTATAATCGCAATGACCGGATGCCCTTGTATTACAACGAACAATCCTTTTAGCATTTTACTTACCGTAGTGACAAGCTTGCTAATCAGTCCACCTAATGCACTCATTTTAGAAAAAGCTAGCGATATAGACGAAATTCCCATTGCCACTTGTCCGATTATCATTAACAATGGACCTAGCACTGCAATAATTGCACCTATAACAACAATAGCAGTCTGTACCCCCTCTGGAAGAGCCGAAAATTTGTTTACTAAATCGGTGATAAATTCTGCTACTTTCGTAATCACCGGTGCTAATTTGCTACCAATTGTAATCGCTGCGGTTTCCAGAGAACCTTTCATTTCTTCGATTGCTAGAGACCCTTCTCCCATCTGCGAGTTGGCGAGTCTTTGCGCCGCTTCTTGGTCGTTTGTAGCTTTTATATAAGACGCTAGTCCTTCCGAACCGCTATTCATTAGTACAGTTGCTGCTCTCGTTGCGTCGGATCCAAAAATTGTCTGCAACGCGGCATCTCTTTGTGCAGATGATAAACTACCAAGCTTGTTTTGCAGTTCTTGAGCCATGTCAGATGCACCAAGAAGATTTTCGCTCGAATCTCGTGTTTGGATTCCTAGATTGGTTATCATTTCAGCTGCTTTGTCTGTCGGTGCCGCCAGTTTCTGCAACATTGTTTTTAAAGATGTTCCTGCATCACTTCCAACAATTCCGGCATCCGCAAACTTTCCCAACACAGCAGTTGTCTCTTGCATGCTCCATCCTGCGTTATATGCTTGTGCGGACACTTGCGCCAGCCCTTGCGTCAACGGCTCTACATCTGTAGATGATGATGCTGCTGCTCCTGCTAAAGCGTTTGCCGCCAATGCCGACTCCTCTGCCGAAAGCCCGAATGCACCCATTGCTTGAACGACTACATTTGCCGCATTTCCTAAGTCCATTCCGGAAGACGCCGCCAAGTCCATTGTTGCTTTCAGAGCACCAGTTTTAATGTCTGCTTCTGTTAATCCACCTTTTGCAAGCTCTGTAATTGCCTGTCCTGACTCTTTTGCAGAAAAAATAGTCTCTTGTCCTGTTTTAATTGCTAAATCTCTAAGCTCGCCCATTTGTGACATCGGCATATTAAGTGCTCCTGCCGCTTGCGACATCGCACTTTCAAAATCGTTTGCCGTATTGACAGACACTGCACCAAGTCCAGCCATAGCCGCAGAAGCTGGCATGATGGCTTGTCCTGCGCTTTTCATTTTACTTCCTACTTTGCCCATGACGGCAGATACCTCTTCAAGTGCTGCGCTTCCACTTCCGGCAGTATTTTTTAATGTCTTAAGATGTTGCTCTGTTTCAACAATTTCTCTTTGAAGAGCTTCATACTGCGATGTACTTATCGGATTACCGAATTCATCACTAGTCTCTTTTGCTTGCTTTTTCAATTCTTTCAGATGGCTATTGGATTCTTTCAACTCCGATTGAAGTTTCTTATATTCCTCCGTGTCAATATCTCCAACATCTTCTAATTCTTTCATTTTTTTCTTCAATTCAGAAATAGAATTTTTGGTTTTTTCCATTTCCTGTCTTATCGGTTCATAAGCCTTTTCCCATGCATCGTAATTTTTTACGCTTTCTCCAGCTTTTTTATTTGCTTCTTTTAAAACCTTTAACTTATTGTTTGTTTCTTCAATCTCTTTTTGAAGTAAATTATGCTTTTGTGCTAGCAAGGTGGTATTAGACGGGTCTAATTTCAGAAGTTTATTCACATCTTGTAAACTTCTTTGAGTGCTGTTTAAACTACTTTCTACGCCTTTTAACGCTTTATCTAGCCCTGTCGCATCGCCATCAAGTTCAATTGTTATCCCTTTTATTCTTTTTGACCTATCAACACCTCCTTATAATCTATCAATGTCTTCTTGAGTTCCCATCACAGGATACTCATATTCGTCGTTTTTCATCTCGATAAACATATCGTTCACCATCCCAATACTGAGAAGTTCCAAATCAGAAATAGAAATACCACACTGAACACACCGAAGCATGAACAATGCGGTATTGACCTCCCTATCTATTTCTCTGTCTTTTTTTTTGCTGTGGACATTTGCTTGTTTTCCAATCCCCACATTTCTAAGATGTCCGGAAGAACTTCATAAATGCTAAACGTTTCAAACTGTTCTAACCAATCGTCAATTTCCGATGGCTGGTTTGGATCTCCGTGCTTATGCATCAAAAATGCAATGTTCTCAAACATCTCTAGCGAATCAATCGGAAGAGTGCTTTCTGTATCTTTTTCAGACTCTTTTTTTATTTTTTCTTGTAATGCCACCTGTTTCTGTAATTTCTGCATATCTACAAAGACATCCCGCCCAAATTTTAAGCGATACATCCTTGGGATTGCTGCAGAACTTTTGAAGTTGCATTCAATCCCACTAATTGTAAGTGTCTTTCTCATCTTGTTCACCTCTGTGCTAATTCATCATTTTTTTTATACACTTTTGTAAACCATTTATCTTTTACTTTCGCATAACTTTCTTTTGTTGTTTTGGCTCTAACCGCTCCATCTGCAGATGCCGCACAAGAAAGAGTCACAGTATCTGTATCAGGCTCTTTAGAATCCGATGTAGTCTTGGCTTCAAGATTTGGTCTTGTGGCCGTACAATTGTAGAACCAAAAAAGTGTAGGTTCTGTATCTCCGTCAATCTGTAGTCCAAGCGCAAACTCTTTTGCTTCGACATTGGAATTTTCAATCAATATTCCATTTTTATCTTTCTCTTCTCCTAAGATTTTTTCGCGGAATTCGTCAGTGATCAACGCCATTTCCAAATCACCCTCGTATCCACCGTTCGATGCAGCTACATAGTATTTTATTCCATCTGCATAGAATGGTGTTAATTCTCCTTGCTGTTCGAGCGAAATTGACACAGCTCCCGGAAGTTTAAACGGTGCGTCATAAGCTCCACCTCCCTGTTTTAATGCAATGTGTACATTGCTAATGTTAAATTTTACTTTACTCCTTAAAATACCTCCTATATTTCAAAAATCACTAGAATCATTTTTTCTGATTCAATATAAGTTTCTTGTTTTTCGTAATAAATTTTGTTTGCTGTCAAAAAATCAGCAATCTTTTTCTCTGTAATTGGGTCTTTTTTGTCACAGTACAGTTCAATGTCGATATCTTCTATTTCATGATACACAATTCCGTCAGCGGAGAAGTTGTCACTCCCCATACCTTGCAAGACGATGTACGGACATTTCGGAACGTGACCCTCTGCAAAATGGCTGTATGCTACTTGGAACCCGAGATTTTTTAGACCCTCTACTAATTCTGTTAGCATCATCTTCCCAATCTCTCCTCTATTCGTTTTTCAAATTCTTCATTGCACCACTCTTCAACCGGCTTAATATGTACGATTGCTTTCGCTCTCCCTCCTTGTCGAAGCTGATGTCCGCGCTCCAACAAATGTGTAAGTCCTGGTTTCATTTTGTTGTGAATGATATTTGATGATTTACTTTTCTTTGGACGTTCAGTTTTTACATACCAACTATCAGCGTAATGCCCTTTTCTACTTCCTTTTCCTCTTGGTGATGTGCTTTTTAAAGATTTTACACCATCTTTTGCAACTTCTTTCGCTGTATTGTGAAGCGTTTCCGTTGCTTCTTCGCTATATTTTTTTAATTCATCCAAAATAGCATCTGCAAGTCCATCAACTTTCACATGTTTACCACTACGTGCCATCTGAATTCACCGCCCTTATTTTTACAATATCATTTTTAAATTGTATGTTGTCAATTGTCTTGATATTGAATACCTTCTTTTTCCAAACGATTCGATAGTTTCTTGTATCTATCTCATCAAAAAATTTCTTCCACCTACACACAAAATCAACTGTATTTTCAGCATTTAATGTGGCAGCCTCCCAGTATTCTTTTCCAGACAATCCATTCATGTACGCATAAGTCTTTTTAAAAGGTTTCCATTCTTCTACCGGATTTCCAATACTGTCATAGTTGTGCGATAGCTTTTCGATGCTTATCTTCTGTGTGTATGCCCCAGCATCCATCAAACCACCTCCGAATCAGGTGTAGGTACTAGATTCGTTCTGTGCATGCCTAAAATAGCATCAACTACGATATTTATATTACTTTTTTGTATCGTCATCGATCGATTATCCCACATGTCCGAAATTAAAGTAAGCACCGCTATTGTTAAATCTTCATGCTCATCTAATTTATCTTGCGTGAGACCTGTCTGACTTTTGCAAAATTCAATAGATGCCTTTTTCATAGCTTCCAATAGAGATATATCCTCATCTTCTAAATTATCCGCATCTTCCCTAATGTGATTTAGAATCGTTTCTTTCGTGATCTCGCTTACTTTCATTTCCCACCGCCTTTCTTATCGGTTTTAAATTCCAACAATCAACAAAAGGTGCAATAGCTCCAATACATTCTATTACACCTCATTTATTTATCACCTATCCCATAATTCCAGCCGCTTTCAATTTCGAAATAATTTCGTTAATTGCCGTTTTGTTGGCATCTGCAAGCGTAGCAATCTTCTGTACCTCCGCTTGTGCAAACTGCCCACCGATTGTTCCTGCGTTCTGTGCAGATACTGCTGCAACTGCACCGGCTTTCTTAACTCCTCCAATAGCACTTCCTGCCGCAGGCAATGTATACTGTACTCCTGCTCCTATTGCAGTTCTTGCGGCTTCCTGAGACACTGCCTTCATAACAGATTTTCCCACGTCTGTAGCTCCGTTTAGGGTATCTACTGTAATCCCTGTTTGGCTTACCCCTCCTGATATCGAATCCCAATTTTCAGCCATGTAGCTAATTACGTCCGCAATTGTTTCTTCTTTTATATCTTTCTCATTCCCACTGCCTTTTATTGCAACAATGAGTTCTTTTAATGCTTCGCTAATCGTCATAATTATGCCCCCATTTTAAGCGCAGCTAACTTCTGTTCGTTTTCCACTTTAGAGTCAAATTCCATCCAAGCCACGACTCCTACTGCGTGCTGTGTTGCGTATTTCTCGCGTAGAACCTGTACTTCCATTTCCTCTGTGATTTTAACTGCGAGCCCAGACATATCGCCGTAATAGATTGCTGTTGTGCTCGTTGTCATATCTTTCATGTTGTCGGAAACGTATACGGGCTTTCCAAGAAGCATGTTGCCAAACGCAGATGTTGCATCATCTTGTAAGAGATATCTGCCATTTCCGTCTTTCAATTTTCGGATAGCTGCTCTTGTCTTAGAAGACATAATCCATACTGCATCCTGCTGAAATGCATCTTTTACCGCAGACTGCAAGTCAATCAGTTCGTCCGCTGTGATAGCATCGCTCTTCTTTGCAGTAACAACATTTTTTACTTTGCTTAATCCATCTACTTTAGAAGCTGTTCCATTAAGTAACTGACCTTCTACCCATCGAGCGATGCTGTATGCCATATGGTCAATCACGAAGCTTACAATGTCAAACTGACTGTTGTTGATCAAGGATTTTGAAATAAGCGTAAGAGCACCTGCAAGGAATCCTTTCAAATCAATAGAACCGAATTTTCCGGCACTGGATGTAAGTTCTGTAAATTCTTCGTGATATCCAACTGTGATATCATTTTTATCCTCTAATGGATAGTACGGAATGGAAAGAGTGCCTTTCACATTGTACTTTGTTGATTTCTCAAGAACCGGGCAGATATCATACACTTTTTTGATGATTTTCTGCGCAATTGCTTTTGGAACAACTGCTCCGTTATCCCCAAAAGTAAGATTGGCGGCGCGATTTTCTGTCACTGTTCCACGAAGGAAATCAGCGAACACTTCCTCTTCTGCTCTTTCCTCTGTATCCTCTTCCTCTTCCTCGGCTCTTTCAGTCATCTTCTCAGCCATCTTGTTCAGAATCTCGATGGTTTTGTCGATTCTGTCAATCTCTGCAGAAATTTCATCTGCTCTTTTTTCCTCTTCTTCTGTAATAGCTCTCTCTTCTGCTTCGAGCGTAGCGTTCAGCAATTCAAGCTCCTGTACGAGTTCTGCTCTTTTTTCGTTTAATACCTTAATATTTTTCTTTTTCCTTAGACATTTCCTCCATATTTCTTAATCATGTTTTTTAGTTTACTGTTGTCCGGTTTAGTTTCCGGCTCTTTTTTATCTTCAAAACCGATATAATCGGCTTCAAATTCTTCTGCACGGATTTCGAAGGTTTCTTCTCCATTCTCTCCGGCTCTTGTTTCCACCGTAGTAGATGTGTACCACGGCCTCATTGTGTCATCAATTAAAGACACTTCCTTTAGTGTTAAATCCGAAATCGTTCTTACTGGCATTCCGTTTCGGTCTGCTCTTTCCTCGGTTGGATTCGTAAACCCAAATGACCAACCACGAAGCCTTTTCTCTTTCGCTTTCTGCACAACTTCCGGATTGTCAATCTCAGCGTGTGCTCTCAGACCAATAGCATCTTCTCTGAGCGTAAGATTAGATTTTGTTCCACCCAGCATCTTGTCCCATTTGTGATTTAGAAGAATCTTTACCTCGTCCGCTTTTGCGATCGCTCTCCTGAATACCCCAGGAGCTATTCTTTCAATGAAATATCCTCCTTTTCGGTCTGGGATTGGTCGGCTGTCTCTGTCTGCAACGTTGACATATCCGTCAATGATGACTTTTTCTCTGTCTCCATCTGCTCTAATTTCAATTCTTGCCCTTCTTTCTCACCTCCTAGCCTATTAGACTGATTTGTATTAGGTGTATATACCACTTTCGTTTTTGGGTCATACAAGACGTCTTGCAGTCCTAATTTGATAAATTCTAATCCAAGTGGTTCCATGTTTTCTTTTTCACGCACTTCATCCACTTGCATCCATCCAGTTTCGATTGCTTCTTTATATGCACCAAAACGCTTGTCAGCATCACCTTTTGTAAGTTCGTATGTGTCTGCTGCAAAAAAGTAGTCTTCTTTTTCAGCTTCTAGTAGCATGGATTTGTTTAACGCTACCATAAAAGCACCAAGGAAAGCATTTACGCAATATTTTATAAATGCCTTATCTCCTTGCTCAGTTCCGATATTATCTGGAACACCCAGGATTGTGCGAATTTCTTTTGCATTCGTCTGCTTATTCTCATTTAACTGCATCTCCACGGATGTATTAGAGGCTTCCTGGAACTCTAAACCATTGTTTAGAATAATTACATTTTCCGTATTATTGCTATACAGTTTTCTCCACGCTGCCTTCAACTTGTCCATAGCTTCTTGAGTCAGATTCTTTGCAGATTTAACAAATCCTTTCTTATTTCCACCCGTCTTTACAAGTCCTTCCTCGTATTTCAGCGAATTATAAGAAACGCTTAGAATTTTGCTGTTTTCCTCAACTATACCAATCCCTTTCATTCCATCTCGTGTGTTCCGCAACACTCTTACGAATTGTTCCGGGAAATACCTTTTTCCCTGTACCAACAACGCATATTCTTTAAATATCACATCTGTGTTTGGTGCATAAGATACGTAATCAGAGCGAACATACCGTAGCGACCGTATATCCATTCCAACCCAGTCCACATAGATATTCCCATCCCCATCAAGCAAATAATCTTTCACAAGTGCCTGTTTCATCATGTTAGCATCGAGCGTATCCCCAGTATCTTCGTTCAACAGGTGTGTTCTCCAATCCCCTTTTACTTCTTCTACTCGTTTTGCGCCACGCTTGTACAGCTTAATCGGCACATTAGCGACCGTTTCCGCAATTTCATTTACCGCTCCAGCCAGTGCCGGAATCTGCATTGCTTTTTCTCTTGTCATTTCATCGTTTCCGAGTAATGCTTTTAGCAACGGTTCTGCAATCGCCGATTCATCAATTATATTTTGCGGTTCTGCTCTTTCCTTTCGTTTAAAAAATTTCCTTAAGTTTCCTCCTATCCATGCAATATTTTATTATTTAGTAAAATCAGAGCACCTACCGATTTGATAGATGCTCTGATTATCGTATTGTTAATTAAGTGCTGGTAGATACTCCTCTATAACAAGAAATATCTTTTTCGTAAAATCTGTTAATTTTCCATTCATATTACGAATAGTTTCTTCTTTCCATTCATAATATTCTTTTGCTGTCATTTTTCTGGCTTCTATAATAATTTCTGCTATCTTAGGTATACATTGTTCGAAACATTGACCTTCATTCATCTTATGCCACCTCCTGATACACAACTTTGCATTTGTTGATATTGCCATTCGATAGACGATACTCAATCATGGTAGGATAACCGTTCTCTTCAAGCCATTCCTTTGCTTTCTGTAATACAGAATCCTTATACTGCACTGTAACACCGTCATGCCCATTTCTACTATAAGCAGTTTTTACAATCTCTTCCGTGAAGATATCCAATTTCTGAATAATTGCACTTATGGCTTTATCATGGGGTCTGCCACTCTCTGAAAATATTCCGAGTTCTTTCGCCATTGTAGTGCAATCCCACAAAGCTGGAACGTCCGAAATCAATGGTACTTTTACTGGATACCCATTGTCGGAATAAATGCGAACAATTTCGGCTGCTATGTACTTGGAATCTACCCCTGCGTCATGCAATGCACCTTTGATGTTCTTTACCATTTGGTTTACTGATGGAAGTTTTTCCTTCTTGTCTTCTTTCTTCTTTGGCACTTCATAATATCCTGTTTTACGGAGAGTTGGAAGAACTTCATCTGTAACCCAGTCTGTGAATTTCTCTGCATTTGGCTTACGACTCTTAAATACCAATTTATAAACTCCACTTTCTGTGAGGAAATTCTCTCCCGCATTATTCAATTTTCGGATGTTACTATTAGTCACATCCGAATTTCTGACCTTAATAACCTGTTTTTCATTCATCCTAGATACGGCTTTTCTTACAGCCTCACCACTAAGCTCCAAACATTCACCCACATGGTATGGATTAAATAAAACTTCTCCATTCAATTCAAATACTTCTACTTCGTGTTCCTCAAAAATCATTAAATCATTCATAATAAAAACTCCTTTCAAAATTGTCTTGAAAGAAGTTCCGTTCTGCATTATAATATTTACAGAAGGAAACTTCTTAGCAGAAACGCTCGTTGACTTGGTAGGTTGGTCGGGCGTTTCTTATTTTTCTTTTTTCAGACTTTCGTGTAGGTCATTTACCATTTCTTCAAGCAAATCTGTTTTTGTTTTTCCAGTAATCTCTGAACATTCTTGAAATTTTCTCACAGTTGTTTCTGTTACCCTTAATGCGATTTGTTTATTCTTTGGTTCTTTTCCTACAATCGGTCTTCCTGTTCTCGGCGACATATTCTTCACCTCTCTTTTAT